GCATCATCAGCGTTTGCAACCTTTTTAACCAAATCTTCTATTTTTTGGGCGGTTTCGATTGTTTCTGGAAATGTAACTGTACGTTGTTCTCTTACCCAACGGCTGTTTTCGTATAAATTCAAAGACCAAGCAGCCGTTCTAAGCATCGTCATTCTACTAAATACAATTGCCAACGGTTTCGGAACATCCTTTACTCTTGCTTGCTGACCATCCCACGTCATTCCAAGTTTTTTAGTCAAATATAATATCATATCTGATTTCTTAAAGACTTTTGAAACCGACGTTCCTTTAAATTTTTCTAGTTTTGCTTTTGGGAAAGAAAGTTCGGGTGAATTCAAAACATCATGATTTTGAGTAGTTGTCCAATCGCGTTGGGTAATTTTCAATTTTTTATTGTTGTAAAACCCATAAGCAGTTACACCAAGCGGAAAACTTATATTTCCTGCTCCGGAACCTAATGAAGATGTTCTTCGGGCATCTGTTGTGCTGCAATATAATTGAAGGACGAATATTATACTTCTGTCAGGATTAGAAAATTGCACTTCAAATGAAGCATGGTATGCATATTTTTCATTTGTAGTCGGATATTCTTTAACAATTTTATGGGTAAAAATATCATCATATACCGAATTAAAATATCTAACAAAAGAAGAATAGTCGACTTTTGATTTTAGAATTTCTAAAATTTGCAAGGATAGTTTATTTGTTTCTTCTCTATCCCTTTTCCAATCATCCATTGAATTTGAACGATTTGTTTGCTTTTTTAAAAGTTCATACGCATCGTTTACATCGCGCATGGCTTCATTGCTTCCACCTTTATCGGGGTGCGCTTTTAATGCTGCTTGTCTAAATGCAAGTTTTAATTTACTCTCGTCACCTAAGTCTGACTTAGTAAGGTTTAACGCTTGCAAAGCATCGTCTAAGGATATTTCTAAAAGTATTCTTCTAAGTTTCATTTATAATTCCATCGCGCCTGAATTATCGCTCGAAATACCAGCATTGCCAACCGATTTTCCGCCAGTATTTTTAATAGCATTTTTCAAAGACGATAATTGCGAAGAAGTTAGTTTAAAGGTCATATTATCACCTCTACTTAAATGAATCGAACTGGCGTTATTTACGTTTTTCTTATTCATTATCCCTTCACCAGTAGATAAGTTTAAACGACCGAACCGTTTATCGGACTGAATTTTAATACTGGTATCTCCTGCATTCATCGGATAAACAATGAAGTCTTGGGGAAGTTTCATTCCTTCAACTTTCATATCAAATGAAAGGGTTCCCATGATATTACGCTTCATATTAGAAATTTTAACAGTCTCGGGTTCATCTGATTCTTTAATAATTTTCCGAATCATTTCTTCAAGTTTGCGTCTGTTTAGCATTTATATTCCTCATTATTTTACGTTATCAAGCCAACTTAAATCTTCATCATCTTCATAACTTGAATCTTCATTCATTGCTGAAAGGACTTGTTGACGAAAATCTTGTTTTGCTTTTTGGTTATTTGAACCTTTATCCATCTTTTGAACCAGATGGCCGTAATCCCTATTCATCGCTTTAATTACTGCTTTTGGCGCATTAATTGGTCGACCACTTTCAGAAGTAGGAACGTTGATGATTTCGTCTTCACGTTCAAAGGCATCTAAATAAGTTTTAGATTCCATCGGAGCAGGTTCAGTTTCCATTAAAAGTTGATTTAATAATGGATTTTTAGACATTTGTTTTTTAGGTTTTTGATCAACCTGAAATTGTTGTCTAAAACCACGTTGAACTTCTGTAAGTTTATCAACAGGTCTTGAAGTTGAACCTTGACGTTTGATTTCAACCAAAAGTTCCTGTTTCATGAGTTTAAATTCCTCTTTGACAGCCTTTGTGGTTGCTAACATTATTAATTTAACTAATTGTTCGTTTGTCATTTAAAATTTATCTTTATATGAACTATAAACTGTTAATCTTGATTTAACATTTGGTGACCCGTGTTTAGACACATATTTAGTTATTTCAGTACCAATTGTTTCTAAGTCAGAATCAGATAGTTGGCTTAGTTTTTTACGGCCAATTATATAATCAGTCTCAGGCAGTGTTCCGTTTGTTTGTATTGGAAATCCTCTATCATTAGGAAATCCTACAATTATACGCATATTTCCGTTTGTATCTAATCCAGAACCTTTAATGTAAAGATTTGAAACTGGTTGGGAAATATTTACTTTTTTGACTTCTGTTAGAATTGTTCTAACCATTTCAATCAATTTTTTTTTGTTCATTGTAAATCTCTTTTTTTTGGTTTTAGTTTTATGTTAATTCAATTATGGTTGTTTAAATTTGGTAAAATCACTTGTTTGTAATTGCATCACCTGTGAAACGTTATTCGAGGGACCAGTTGGTCCACTTGGTGAACTGAAAAAAGCAGTACCTTGGCATAACTTTGAAAATTCATCCATCCATTTCTTCAAAAAATCCATCAATTCATCCAAATCAACTTTATGTTTTTCAGTTTGAAATAAAACCTTTTTTCCACTTATTACAACTTTTTCTTTTCCTAAAATCAACGCCATATCTTTATTGGCGTTTATGACGACTCTATTTGAATTTATTGCAATTTGAGATTTACCATCATATTGACCTAACTTTTTAGCATCCTGATTTTTATCGAACCCGGCTTTAAATTTTTTAAGTTTTTGGTTTGAAGTTAAAACAATAGTCGATTCATCTTTTTCAATATCCTCAATTTCGTATTTGTTATTATTGATTTCGGTTGTTTGTGCGCTTTGAGTTGAACCTGCGGTTGGTTTTTTAACTCGCAAAATCATTATCGGATCTCCGTTTCCAGAACCTTCCCAAGTTGGTTTTTCTGCATAAACGGACATATCCCCACCTTTAATAGTTGAGCCAAATCTTATACTTGTACCAAACCTTCCTTCGTATAAATCGTCACCATCAAATATTTGAAGATTCGGAGTTCGTTTCGGTTTTTGCTCAAACGTGTATCCCCATTCGCGTTTATCACTCTTCCTTTCTGCACTATTTCCTCCCGGTACTAATCCTTTTCTTCTCCACAACTTCGGGAAGGCGTGTAAAACTAAATCATCTGTTGCATTTATAACCGATAAATAACAATAACCGATATTTTTCAAACCAGAGGTTGACCAATCATTTACTGGGGCCGGAATTAAAATTACTTGCTCACCTATAAGCGGAATTCTCCGATTGAACGTTGCTGGCCGGACAAATATATTTCTGACTTGACCTAAATTACTTTGATTGGAGCCAATTCTTACTTCGATTGAGCCAAGTGGAAGAGGATTTCCTTCATCATCAACTTGATTCGGCTTGAAAGATTTTTTAGTCTCGATTACCTCAGCTATAATCATAATAAATCATTTTCCAATCTTTATATTTTTCTAAATTAGATTTGCATTTATACCGTATATTAAAATAATTCAAATTAGGATATTTCTCAATTATATCGTCGTGATGTACAAACGTTTCCCCGTTTATTTCATAATAATAAGACAATTTAAACATCGGTTTCTTGTTATTAACTAAAATATCTGGGTTTATAAATTTCCATTCAGACCATTCAGGTTCATTAGACAAACAACGGATTTTAATTATTTTTGCACTAATATTTAATTTATTAACTGCCGATTTTAGTGTTTCAAATACTACATTATCAATTATAACCTTCACACAACGAGTATAACTCGATACTCGTTTTTTTATTATTTCTGGTGAAATTTTTCTACCTTTAAGTGTATTTGATATTCTATTTCGCAAATCTTTATTTCTCATCAATTCGGTATTTTTTAGTGATCTACGAATCCGATGTTCATTATTATACACCTGTTCACTATTTCCACCAGTTCGTACATTATAACATTCCTCGGATTCAATTAATTCGATTGTCACGATTTTCTGCTCATAGTCAGATAATTCATTTCGCGTGGAAAATTGTTTAATTATTTCTTTTTTAAAATTTTCAATGCCGTATTTCTTTTGTGCCCGGCGTACCAAAGTTCCGCCTCCCATATAACCATCATCTAAATTATCAGTAGAATGGATTCCATAATAATATTTACCGTTAATCAAATTGGTAATCTTGTAAAAATAATTGTATTTCTTTTCAATTCTACTTTCATTTGAATTGTTTTCATTCTGTTTTTGACTCATTTAAACTCCTTATTGCGTTTGAAATTAATTTTTCTACAAAAAGGTTTATTTTATAAGAATTTTGATTACAAAAATCTTTCAACTCCATGTGAAGTTTTTCACTCACGTTAATTGTTTTAACCTTTTTGTCCTTTTTCATATACAATAAGTATGTTTAATAATGTAAAAAAATGTAATTATTTAGTTAATAAGAAGTTAAAGTTTTAATCCCCCTTAGCATGACCCGGACGAACGCTCAATTTTTGAGCCTCCTCCATTATTTCCTTTCTCATTTCAGCAGTTATTCCAAATGCTTCTAAATCGTCTTCTGAATCTTTACCTGTATTTTTGTTTTTACGAGTTACAATGGCAGCGAGTTTAACCAATTGTTCATCATTTTTAACGGAAACACTTTGAAGTCCAGTTAACATTGGTAGCAACATAACTGCATCTTGAATGTTTTGAATCATAGGTTTGACAATTTCAGATGTTTGTAACAAATGAACTTGTTTGGCTTGGGCATTTTCATAAATACGACGAAGTAAACCTTCGTAGGTTACTTCTTCACCATCCGTCCCTATAAATAAAACATCACTGTTCTGTTGTTTCTTCTTCATTGATAATTTCTCCTTCAATGTGTTCTGGGAAGTACAAGAATCTATGCCAATATTTTGTTCCCGTTTGTTTATATTCTAAAAACATATTTTGACATAATGGACGTAAAACATTTACGACATTTGTAATTATCTGAGTTTTCACGTAAATCTGTTCTCTAATCAAAATATAGAGTGCCTTTTTTCTATAAATATCTATGGAGTGACTATTTTTAAATAAGTTAAAAACGGCTTCTAATATTTGGCGTTCTTTTTCATCAAACGGAATGATTTTATCATTTTTTACAAAATAAAAATAATCTAAATGCTCCATTCCCCATTGAGACCATTTATAACAAAAATCTTGTAATTCTTCTTGTGTTTCTTGGTATCGAACCTCATCGTCAACATCTCTACTAAAATCAATGTGCTGAACCTCAACCTTTCCGTAGGTGTTTTCGGCAACATCACGCATTCTTGCGTTTACCCAATTAATGGCTACCCGGTTGAAATATGAAAACGCTCTCGAACCTCGTTCTTGATTGTATTTACCTAACTTTTCATACATGAAACAAATACAATCTTGCTTTGAATCTGAATATGACTCGATACCAAAGTTTTTGAAATTTTTATTATGAATAACGTTTTCAGCCAACTTTGACAGCGCCGGATAAATAACTTCATTAAACAAACGAGTTTTTTGAACACTGTCCTGCATTTGACAATATTCAACTATCGAGTTTTCAACTTTTTTCCCAAAGTAGGGTTCACTTTTCTTCTTCTTGGTCGTCATCAATTCTTAGGGTTTCTAATTTATTTTGAACTTCTTGAATACTATTGTAAATAACTTTAAAAGCAAAACCTACTTCATCATCACTACTGAAACTTCCGCGTTTATCAATTCGTTGCATATTTGAATATGCTTCTGTAAATAAACCTAAAAAAATCTTGTAGTAATTTTCAACTTCGTTGTAAAGTTTTTCTTCACGTTTGTTGGTTTTTTTAATAAATTCTTCCATCACTGAAACTTGTGAATATAAATTCCAAGTTGTCCAACCTAACGCTAAAACCAATAATGAAAGTATGATAATGGTTATGATCATTTTTGTTCCTCGTAAAACTTCAATTTATTATTTTCAATTACCCATCTTTCAAACTCGAACCTTGCAGCCTTCATATCAGCAAAGTGAAGGATTTGGTGAATATTTGTTCTTGCTTTTGAGGTTAATTGATTTGAAAGAAAATAGGCTTCGTTTGCTTTATCATAAAGTCCGTCATGGGTTCTAATTGCAAGTTGTTCTTGCCAAGAACATTTAACTCCATAATGTTGTAATAAAAACAAACTCGTATCTTGGACTAATGCAAATGGCGTTCTTTCATCATGAGTATAAATTTTACCTTGATTTTTTCGATGCCATTCACTTTCATTAAATTTGTAAACTTCATATTCGCCCGGTAAACCAGCCTTTCCTAAGTCATGGTGCATTGCAGAAAACAAAAGTTCTTCCAAGGTAAAATTATCAACTTTCAATCCCAAAGTTTTCCATTGATCGTATTCCTTTTTTGAAAAATCAATCACCCTTAAAACATGGTCAATATATCCTCCGGGAAACGCATTGTGATAATGTTCAACACCAGAGGCTGGCATTGTTACCAAACGTTCTTCCAGTTCATCATACATTTGGTTTAAAACATCTTTTCGGGTTGGAAATAATGTATTAACTAATTTCCTGAATATTGTCCAGTTTTTTTCAATTTGTTCTGCTGTTAAATAATTAAGTTCATTCATAAATTTCTTAAATTTTGGTTAATTGCGTAATCAAATATTTCTTTCGTAATTGGTTTACCATGTTCAAATAAAGGCGGACTGATTACTTCTTTACTAATTTGCCATTTATTTAAGTGGTCGTGAAAAACAAGTGTCATGTAATTTCCACATTCACTTTTTTTACCATAACCTTGACGTTTAACGCCCTCTTTTGTGAATTCTATCTGGTAGTACATTATTCAAATTGATTATTTAATTCAACTTCCGTTTCTTCGGCATATCCGAGTTCATATATTAATTGTTTCAATTGAACTCCTTTATCAACATTTTCACGAGTCGTTCCGCCGGTAAGGATATGACCCATAAGTTCACACGCGTTTTCAAGGGCTTGAATTCTATTGACATCCCAAACAATAAAAACATCTTTATTAGCCGCCTTGTTATTTGCAAAATTTTGCCCAAGTTTTAAATTTCTTAGATATTCTCTTGAAATTCCCGTGTGTTTAGTAGCAGCTTCAATATGAGGATATGTAATAATTTGCCCACCATGTTGTACGGTTATTGATTTATTGTCAACAAATCTTTTTGTATTTCTATCACTAATTTGATATTTTGTTCGTATATATAATAATCTATCCCTATCAATGTTATATTTTTCAAGTATATAAGGAATTGGTTGATTTAAATTATAATCATTGATAATTTCAAGTTCTGTTTCAGTTGGTATATGTCGATTACAATTTTTTAAATACAAATTACTTTTCCCAATTCCTTTACCAGTCACGCCCATCAATGATCTATGAATCATGGGTTTTGAAATGTTATATGACTTGGCTATTTCATCAACAGTTCTACCATTTTCATAATCACATTTTATTGCGTAATACAAATCTATATTCCTCATTTTTTAGTAAGTTTGAAAGTTAAATCCCAAAGTTTTTAATTCTGTTATATCAAAATACATTAAACCTTTGTATTTGTGGTATTCGTCAATATAACGTTGGAAAAAGTTCCTAAATACTTGCGGGAAAGATAAAAGTTGAGTTTGAAATTCATTTAATCGAGTTGGATCATATTTAAGTTTTGAACCTTCATTTACCCAAACATTCAAAAACGATAACAGTTTCAAAAATTCCAAATGTAAAATTCCCCTGAAAAAGAATTTAAAAGGACGGGCTAAACTTTTGACATATTCCAAAAATA